GCAGGGGCCCGAATCCTTGATTTCAATACTTTTCGGTTTCGTTTGCTCAAGGGATATCCTCCTCTCAATCCATCAGCACGACTCTTTTAGTGCTTCCAGAAGCCTCCAAAGGCTCTCCTTCTAAGGTAGCCCCAGAAGCTACTAGATCGTCTATAGCAGCCCGAATGGTCGCTAGATTAGCTCGTGTCATGGTCCTATTTCCAATGGTATAGCTTTGGCCTGTCAGTACAGCTTGCTCCGCTTCCAAATACATCTTCAGGCGCTGGTTTTGAATTCTGCTCATCGTTTCTCTCCTTACCAAATGCATGTCCTGCTAGACACCTTTATGGCTCTGGACCTCCGACCTGTCTGCTTTACTTCTAAGGCAGGTTTGGTATCTTCCACCGAATTCTGCATGTCCGACTTCAAAGCTTCCCAGTCTGGATGCAGGCTTAACATGCAGGCCAGGTTATAGTTTCTAAGGTCCAAAGGCTCGTTGCGAATCCCCTGGGTAGGCTCCCAAACCTGACGATACTGCCCATTTCGTTTGACCGTTTTTCTATGCTCAGAAATCAATCCGCGGAAGTACAGATTGTCGTACCCACGGTTAGGCATGATTCCTTCTTCGTCTTCGGGAAAATGAAAATACATTGGACCCGGCTGCTCGATTGTCAAGCGGTTCATGATCTGCTGCTTTCCATCGTCAACTCCAAGCATGACAAGCGGTGCATTGAGCCCCTTTGCCTTGCCGATCTTGTAATCTAGTGGAATGCCTGGACCGCCCATGCCTTTTAGGGCAAATCGCTGTTTCAGGATATTCCGTTCACAATATCGGTAAACGCTCCCGGTGTAGTGTCCACCAGAGTCGATGAGCGTTCGCACCACTCTAAGCCCTGTCCCATCTTTAAACAGATATCTTCGGTCTAGGATTTCATCAAGTGCCTTCCAGGTGCTTTCCCTGTTAGGCGCCCCAAGAATGACCCCTTTCAAGATGCCCCAGCATTCCTCCCCTTCGCCCCAGCCGCAAACTTCGTACTCCAAGCGGTTATCCTGGGTATCGACAGCGGCTGTCAGAAGCAGCACGCCGTCCGGCAGTTCCGCCCCGTATTTTTCACGGCGCTTCAGGAGGAAGCTATCCGATTCAAAGGCCCCCGTCGCTCGATAGGTTTCACCGAAACGGGTGTTCATCACAACTTTTTCCCGGTCTGGAAACCCTTTTGCTTCTAGCCATTCCTTCATCACCTGTTTCCAGCTAATCCAGGGGCTGCTGAACGCATTCAGATAAAAAGAACGGCATCCGCTTTCTAGGGCTTCAGGTCGCTGGGCGACATATTTCTGTGAAGCCGCTTTAATCTGTTTTTCCGTGAACGTGAACCCGCAGTCTGGGCATACCCATTTGACGCTTTTCACGCGATACGTTTGCATTCCCTGCACTTTGGGCCCTTTCACGGCTTCAACTTCCATATCGGTGTAGCTAAGTTTATGAAATTCATCGCAATTTGGGCATTGATGCTGCCACTCCTCCTGAGTCCCCGTTTTATAGGCAACGTCAATACGGCTATCCCCTTCGTTGGTAGGAGTCGAGAATAGGCCCATCACCCGATTCCAGAAGGTGGTCATACGTTTGCTGGCAAGGTCCACCGGGTCCCCTTCCGTGCCCGCTGAGAGAGGAAAGCGGTCCACCTCATCGCACAGCAGGATGCGGATGGGACGGGAAGCCAGTCCAGCCGGACTGTTGGCACCCCCCATGATGAGCCGTCCGCCTGGGAACAGCTTCGACAAGATAGTATTGCTCCGGTCCCTGCTCCCTGTATCGGAGAATAGCGCGGTGAGGACCTTGGTGTCCTGAATCATAGGTTCGATACGGCTCTTTGAAAAATCCTCCGCCATATCCACCGTCGGCTGCACCATCATGATGCTGCACGGATCCAAGTGGGCGAACCGGCCAATCACATTATTCATGATGTCGCTCTTCCCGATCTGGCTGCAGCTTTTAACCACAACCTCGTGAACCCCAGGCTGGGTGAAGGCGTCCATGATTTCCTTCTGGTATGGGGCCCGGCTGGTCTTCCACCGTCCGGGTTCTGCAGAAGTGTTGGAAAGCATCCGATAAGAGTCCGCCCATTCTGATACGGAGGTCTTCGGCAAAGGTCTCAGCCCTCGTTCAGATACATACCGCCACAAAGCGTCAGCACTCTTCATCAGTACCACCCCCTTCTGCTTCTTCACCCATAAAAAGATCCGGGCTATAGCTTGATAGCTCGGACAATTTTTCTTCGATTTCCTTGGTGAGGATATCGTATATTTCTTCTTTTTTGTGACCTTCAAGAATAGGGGCTAGCTTACTTGGAAGCCCAAGGAGCTGTGTTCTTAGGTTGCTCATCATTTCTGTCATGACAAGCTCTACAGTCCTTGCATCGTAGGCTTTTCCCTGCAACTTAGCTAGCTTCAGCTCTGCAATTTCTCGTTTTGCCTTTTCGTGGAGCGCCCTCTCAGCCATAAGATCAATCTCTTCATCTGACCCATTTCCTGCTTGGGAACTAAAAAAGTTGCGAAGAGAAGGAACGACGAGAACGCCACCATTGGGGTCCTTGTCATCCCGGATAACAATGCCCTCCGTGATGAGCTGATTAACTCGGCCAACTGTGACTTTGAGCGCTTTTCCAAGTTCGGTCTGCGTCGTAGATAAAGTGGTCAATCCTTTTGAAATTTTCACCTACGCCACCTCCGTTCTAGGCTCAAAGCTTATATTTAGGACTAAAAATTTTGTAAATCTAGACAATTTTCGGGGTTCGCAAGACCCGCAAGGATTGCCTTGCCTCTGGAAGGACCCGCTAGCCAGAACTTTTTTTCTTTGACAATTCATCATAGGCCTCTATAAGGCCCACAAGGAAGCCGATTCCTAGATATATAACGCTTGGGGCAAAGACTTCAACCCAGCTCCATGCTTGCAGAAACCCGAAGCACTTTCCTAAGATCAACCCAGCCTGTACAAGTGTAATTATCGACATGTTTTGTACCTCCTTTTCTGGCATCAAAAAAGCAGGCCCGAAGGTCTGCTGGTTTTAATTTTCCTCGTTGATAACAATGCCACCGTTTGGGGACTGGAAACATTTGGAGACCGCCATGCTGCCATTACACCATGCTCCAAATTAGACATAACAAAAGGCACCAGGATAACCCTGATGCCCTATCAAAAAAGGAGGTGCCTTGTACGGNNNCCGCCCGCCGTTGTGGCGGACGGGGAAACATCACTGCTTCCCTCGTCCCTTTTCTCATACTACCATTATACTATGGAAAATTGCCTATTCCTGTCGATTTTTGTCGAAATCTGTCGCTAGGATTTTTTCCTGCTCCAAACTGGTATCCATGTCGAGGACGCCTTGAATGGGGAAAGCTGCTGCACCGTAAACAATACCTGTCAAGATGTCAATGCCCTCGTCATATCTTCTGCGACAGTAGCTAGAATCCTCATTGAGCCTGTTCCCAATCTGGTTCCACGTCAATCGGTGATGCTCAAATCCCGCTTTCCAGCGCAGGATTCTTTCGTAGTCACCCGGAAGACGTCTAAGTCCCTGTTCCACCCGTTTGAGCAACAAACGTTGGTCATGGTAGCGTTGTTTCTTCCCTTCGAGCTGTTCCGTGGCCGTTTCCTTGCACAGACAAAAAGCTTCTTCCGGGCTCTTGTTCACCCCGCCTCCACCGCCGACTTCAGGTCCGAACCGTGTCGTTTTTGGCGATGGATCCACGCGCAGGACAGCGGTTTCCTGAATAATTTCATCTCTAAGGATGTCAAGGTTGGCCCGCAATTCGTAAGCGTGCTCAAGGGCATATTTGACACGGCTTCTATAAATCTTTTCCACCATCTCCGGTCCCATCTCCCTTCAACACCTTCTGATGCTTTTCCTTGAGCCGTCCCATGAAGCGCTGCATCCTTTTCTCTCCAAAGCCGAACTCGTCATGCAGGATTTCCTTGCAATCGTCAACCCCCAGGTTGTAAACCGTCATGGAATAAGTCATGATCCATTTCCTGAAAATAGGAACGGGCATCCTCATGATTTCCTTGATTTCCTGCCTGGATAAGGGATGGCTCCTTCTTGTCATTGGCTCCATGATGCACCTCCAACGATTATTTTTCTATCCTCTTCATAGCAGTCATGGCTTTGATGCGTGAATCGTACCACTTCTTCACGTCTTGAGGATTGAAAACGCTGTCAGTCCCCTTAGCGATACCCCAAAGGCCGTCCTTGACCTTGCGGTAAAGAATATGTTCACTACCCACTCTGTAACAATAAATCAATGGTTCAAGCATCCTCTTCACCACCATTCTGTTCCAGATGGTCCGCGGCCATGTTCGCATACTCAGCAACCTTGCGCAGGTCTTCCACGTTGTTTTTCATGGGATAACGGTAAAGGTACTTGAGGATATTTGCCTCGCAAACCGCAAGGAAGGAATCTTTTTGCTTTTTTACAAATTTCTTGATTAAGTCAATGCCTTCAAACCCTCTCCATGAATAATGAGGGGGGTGGTGGACAGGATCATAGCCCTTCCCCTCATCTCGCTGGAGCAGTTCCCAGTCACAAGGAATATCATCCGAAATCCTGCATCCTCTTCCAGGCTCATGCAAATAAAACATGCAGCCCTTGCAGTCATTCTCTTGCTCTTCACAGTAGTTCTTTAAGATCCTCGTTGCTTCAAAAAAGTTCATTGTTCTTCCTCCATATTTCCAGCCCAGTCATTCGGGAAATGGCGTACCAGTCCACAGCCTTTGTCTTTCTTGTGGAAAATGCATTTGGTGCAGGTCCCGGCTTCTGCTTCCTGGCAATGCTTGCTGATAAGCATCATGGCATCAAACAGGTCTTTGTCATTTGTCATTTTGTACCCTAAAGACTCTGTGAAAACGATCAGTTGCATGATGGCTGATTCGCATGCAGGGATGATTTCTTTTTCTATCTTTTTAATAGCACTAGACATATAGGTCAACCCTAAATCAATCTGATTTTTTCTCATTTCTCCCCGCCTCCCATTCCCTGTAAAGTTTGAACCAATCCTCGGCGTCCATCGTAACTTTCCAGCCCGTGTTATTCTTGCGGTGGAATACCGTCGGCAGGTTTCCTGTCGTCTTTGCCGCGTCTCTCCGTGCCTGGTCAAGGGCGTCATCAATGTTGAGGTGCTCCACACGCTTGACCTCGATGTGGATTCCCGGGAGTCCCACAACGTCGGCAGTGCCATCCTCATTATTTCCACAGAATTGTGCCGACCGTCGAGCCTCATAACCTTCCTCTCTGCAGAGTCTAGCCACTTCAAGCTCGCCCTTTGCGCCTTTTCTTTTACTGTTAGTCATTGCTTCACTTCCATTTCCTAGTTTTACACTTCTGTTTTGACTTTTAAACTTTTGAAATTCAATTCAGAACCACTGTCCATATGTCTGGAGAAGTAGGGAGAGGGGAAATGTGTGTGGGAAACGTAGTCCCACACATTTACCCCCTACTTCCTGACATAT